CGGGGCTTTCGTAGGTTTATACGATTAGTATGAACCGTAGATTCCCAAAGGATCAGACCAACCAAAGGAATAACGCTCACGAGACTTGTAACGGACGTTACCAGTATCAAAGTCGCCATCCATGGAGTTCTGGAGTGGGGTACGTACAAAGTGCTTCAAACCATTTGGAACATCAGTAATCAAGAACCAAGCATTGGTAGCGGTCAAGAAGTGGTTGATGCTATAACCTTCTGGAACGGAACCGTTGTTCTTAATTGCGTTGATGTCGTTGTTGTTTGTACCAACACGGAGTTCTGTCTCTAACAAACGAGTAGCAACGAACTGGAGTGCTGGTGGAACAATCAACTTACGTGGTTTAGCAGCGATCAACAGACCACGCTCATCAGTCCAAGCAGCGATTTGAATAACAGCATTTTCCAATGCAGTTTCGTTCAAGTCAGCTGGAGTAGCTGGAGCATTACCGTTGGTGCCACCGTTAACCAATGGGTGGGCAGAGTTAAACAAAGAAACGCCGTCACCACCAGTATAAGCTGAGTTAAAGCCGTTATTTAAAACAGCAGCTGCTTTTACTTGCTTGGTGTAAGCCATAGCGCGAGCTAAGCCTTTGGTATAGCGAGCAGATAAAGAATCATAGAGGTTGTCCTCAATTGCTTCTTCGGTCAAGCTAAAGCCAAGAGCGATAGTCTCATGGTTGTAACGAGCTGTCCATGCTTCTTGAGCATTGTCGTAAGCGATGGCTGTGCCTTCACCCTTGACTGGTGCTGCAGAGAAACCTGACAGTTTTGTTTCTTCTTCAAAAGAACGCTCAGAGGTCTCAGTTTCGTAGATCTCTTTGTGCTCTTCGCCGTAACGAGCATACTCAAGTCCGAACAATGCGTTCAGGCCGGGCAGGAGCTCTTTTAATAGTTGTGCGCGTGAAATAGCCATTTAATTAGCTCCTTATACTGTTACTGCTGGGCCAGTGGCGTTGTAATACTCATGGATCGCGAAGTTGAACTTAACCAAAGCTTCGGGATATTGAATAAACACCAATGTGCTTGACGCAGGAATTGTTAATGCAGAAGAACCAGTACCTTGTGGTGAAACAACTGTGCCGGGTGCGGTATTCAAAACAACTGAAGTTGTACCAGCGGCAGCGTATGTTGCAACATAAGAACCAGAACCAACGTATTGACCGTTAGCAGCCAAATAACCAACTTCAGTACCAACCACTAAAGCGGAAGGCAATGCAGAAGTTGTCAAAGTAGCTGTACCGCCACCACTTGTTAAAGTAGCAGTAGTTTGAATCGCTGTATCGCGAACCAAGTCAATAACACGTAAAGCCAATGTAGAACCGTTGCTTACTGCAGCAGCAGCACCAGTGTAAGCGCCATTAAGCGAATCACCTGTGTTGACGTTACCAGCTTGGTCTGAACCAGCTACGTTAGCACCGATCATTGCGGTTGCAAAAGAACCAATAGCAGAAGTACCAGTAGTAGAGACTGCAACAGTCTTAAATACGGTATCTGGATCATCGGTTACAACTGCAAATGCGTCACCGGCTAAAGTGTTTGCTGGCCAATATTGGTTGAAACGCTTCTGTTTGGTAACTGGGTCTGTGAAAGAACAGCCTAAGAAAACACCTACTACGCCGCTATTTGGAGCACCAGTAACTGCGCTGGCGCCGGTTGTAACGGTTGCTCTAACAGCGTAACCACGCTGAATCGCTACGAAATCACCGTAATAAATATTAGTTGCAAAGTTGTACTGGATTGGTATTAAACGTGTGGATCCAGAAAAAACTTGACCGCCAATAAGATTTACAGGCTTTAATCCGTAGGGAGCTGGAATAATTGGATATGCCATTTAAATCTCCTTAAAATTAATTTCCTTTTCCAAAGCTACTTGTGGATTTACGCTCATTAAAGAGTGGCATCCGTGGGTCGCTTTGGCGCATTAAACTGTTGTCTACAGCATCCGTTTGGGCTTGTGTTTGCTGGGCTTCGTAATCCTGCCGCGCCTTCACAAATTCCTCTGGGATCTTGCATAACAACAATCCGCCAATCTCAATATTCTCTGGGTAGCGACTATTGGGATCAACTAACAGTTTAAATTTAGGTTGCTCTTCAGCTCTTACCGGCTCATAACCTTCTCTGATTTTTGAAGAGATGTTACGGGGATCAGCAGAGTTCAACAACGAAACTCTAATCCAGCGATATTCAAAACCGGGCTGCTTATCTGGTTCTGGCAACAATTCCGGTGGACGCCACTGTTTAGGACGTTCAGATTGTTGACGATCGCTTACTTCACGGGGGATTCTTGTATTAGCCATTTTGGGACTCCAATTTAGTTAGTTCCATCGCATACTGCTCTGGAGAAAGTTTGAACTTCTTCGCCAAAGCGAGCTGCGTTGCCGTTAGCTTTACCTTTTTTGAAGATGTAGATCTGGTGGCAGGAGCAACTACCGTGCTAAGTTTTTTAACAGGCTCTTTGGTTCCTGATTCTTCCGAGGTTGTGGCCTCTTCTTGCGCTCCCAGTTTTTCTGGAAAGCGTTTTTGCATTTCAGCGTCAATGACTTTGTAGTAATGGTCAGAGCCGATTGCGACTCCTTCTTTTTCTAGCCGTTTATGGATTCCTAATGCTAGGAAACTCATATCGTCATCAACCCCATACCATGGGTTCTTATCCAACCATGCTTGAGTTTTTGAGTCCAAGCGTTGAGATTGTGGCTGTTGCTGTATTTTTACATCATTTTCGTCAGTTTGTAAAGACTCTTCATCGTATTGGGGCTTGTAACGCTCCATTTCGTTGAATTTCATCCTGACATCGGTAAGTTTTTCTTGTGCTTCAGCAAGACGATCTGAATCGCCAGAATCATAAGCTTCTTTAAATTCACGTTTTGCTTCAGTCAATTCGCGGGAAATATTCTCTTTGGCGGTAGAAACGTACACTTTTTCCCCAGTGGACAAACGTCCCTTGAGTTTTTTGTTCTCTTCTATCATCAAATTAGCAACCCGCAAAGCTTCTTGCTGTTCACGCACGGCTGCTTCTTTTGCCCGGCGCTCATCGTTCATTACCTTTTTCATCTGTAACAAACGCTGTTTTGCTTCTTTTGAGTATGCTTCTAGGTCATCGTTGTCAATTTCATCAACGATTTCTTTAGGCATTGGGGTGGCATTGGCGCGGTCCTCTTCAGGAGTATCGTCAACAACCTCAATTTCTAATTTATCTGCAGAATCTTCAATTTCGTCAGGAAATTTAAACTCTTCTTTTTGAAATTCAGCCATATTTGCTCCTTAAACTCTAGTAATTCCGCGGGGATCTTGCACAATTCCCTCTACGGAGTCATCGTTAATAATCCGGAACTCTCTTCCGTGGATTTTTAGTCTGGTTCCGGTGTTTGGTCGGGCCAAAATAAAATCTCCTACCTTGCACCATGGGCCGGTAGGGAAACGAGCTGGGTCTTTATAACAATCTGGTCCCATTTTGACGACAAAGAAAACCGTGGATAGGACTTCTTCAAAATGGAGCGTGGTATCTGCCTTAATAATGCCGCTTTCATACGTCTTTTCAGTGTCTGGAAGGGCGCAAAGGATGCGATAACCAACGGGTTCAGGTAATTGTTTGGCTTTTTCTTCGTCTGTTTGAGGCAAAGTTGTTACTGCGTTTACATCATCGGGGTTTGAGCCGATTAGTATTTCACTCATCAAAATTCTCCAAGTTTTTTTGTAGGTCTGTTATGTACAACCGCACGGATAGAAGACCTGTAATCTGTCCGCACGTTTTTTGGTACTCGGAATAGTCTTTGGCTACGCCTGTACCGAGTGATTCTTCAAGATTTCTTACCTTTTGATCTACTTGTTTGAGTAAATGTTCTAGGAGTTTCTCTTTCATTCTTTACCTTTTGGTTTTGGTTGGTTTTGTGTTGATTTTTGCACTTCTAACTGGGCTTTTTGCTGACCAATTTGAGCTCCTAACTTCATTCCTTCTAGCTGTTGCTTAGCCAATAGGCTTTCTTTGTCGGATTTTGTCTTAGCGCCAACTTGCATACCGGCGATTTCTTTCTGTGAAGCGATGCGTTGCTTCTCCAGCTCCAGCTGATCGGCTTTGGCCGCAGCATCGGTCTGCATTTTTCTCTGTTTGATGTCAATTTCCTGCGCTTTAAGCTGCAATTCTTTGAGTTGCATCTGAATAACAGGGTCGTTTTGTGCTTGTTGAGCTTGTTGCGCTGCAATAGCGTTTTGGTTTTGACCCAAAAGTTGTTGCGCAGCTGGTACTGCCATCATAGTAATTTGCTGTTCCATCTCTGGAGTCATGCCTTCGCTCATATCTTGGAAGTCTGGAATACTCATTCCGATGCGCTGCTCTATCTGACGCTTGTATTCCATGCCTACGTGCTCGGTAATATGGGCTTGCATAGCTGCCATCATGGCCGGAGCCTGAGGATTTTGACCCATAATCTGTTTAATCTTAGGATCATTCATAGCTGCCATATGAATTTGGATATGTGCCTGATGGTCTTGATACATAAACGCTTTAACTGGCTTGTTAGACAGAATGTTCATGTTCTCTGAGACTGGATCTACTGGCTTCATATCGTCTTGCATAGGCACTAGCTTCTCGGCGTTCTTAATTCCGAGAACGCTCAGCATTTGGCGATGTAAGAATGGCAAGTTATAAAGTTGTGGCGCGGTCTGAGCTAACTGCAGGACGGCTTGATACTGCACAACCTTTTGACTCATGGTTGCGGCATTAGGGTCAGAGACCGGAATGACAGTAACCATTGAGTAATCTTTTTTACGCGCTTTACGATTACCAACATCAGGTTCGTAAGCGTATTCTTCTGGTGCGTAGTCAGCAATAATCTCTTTAAGTAACTTAAACTCTTGCTTCATTGCGTAGTGGATACGCGCTTGAATAGCGGACATGACTTTTAAGGTGCGCTCCAAGATTGCCAGCGTAGTTCCTACTGGAGACTGGCTAGACATATCGGATACTTTTAAATCGCCTGCAGATGCAAAGCGGCGGCCATCGTCAATGATCTGATTAAGTAACTGGATCAAAGTTTGGCTTGGCTCCTTGTATGGCAAGGGCATGATGTTATCTTTCATTGCGCCTGAAGGCACATCTACATCACGGAACTCGCCCGGAGCAATTGGAGTATCATCCCCTTTTACCCGCAACCCACGGGTCTTAAAACCACCCGGCAGATTGGCAAGTGATCCAGCGTCAACCAGCTGACGGAGGATAGAAGTACCAGACTTAGCGAAAGCCCCCAGTAAATGAACAATACCGAAGTGATAAAAACCAAAGCCCGGAATATAGCCGTAATGAACAAAATGCTGTCTCTTTTGATGTTTTTCATCATCTGGCTCCCAGTTTCTGCGGATTGCTAAAATCTTGTTTGTGTTTTTTTCAATAGTCACTACATAAGGCAGGGCAATACCAGTGGGCTCGCCGTTGTCATCTTTGTGCTCATAGCCTTCTAAATCTAGGTCTACGTGCATTTCTAAAATCTTAAACCGGTCATCGGTAGTTGCTTTAAAGCCTAGCTTCTCTGCAATTTTCTTTTCAATCTCGTCCATGACATTGACGGGATCGCCTAGATCTATGTCGCGGTAAAATCCGGCAACCTGAAGTTTGCGCACTTCATTTTCAGTTTTACGCATCACATGGGTAATACGCTCAGCGGATTCAAGGCTAGATGCGCCATAAGGCACGACTAAATCATCAGCGGTAACATACATAGATACTTGACGATCTAAGCTGGTGTCAACGTAAACCTTCTTGAAACCATTACCTGATAAACCCATCCCCCATAGCATCCGCTCATGTTCAGGGCGATATTCGTGCATGACATCAGTCAACTGGTAGTTCATGTCATCTTGAACACGGGTAGCCGCTTCTTTCTTCTCAGCCGTTTCTTTGCCAATGATCTGAGTTCTCACTGGGCCAGAAGCTGGGAAGGTTTCCATAATGGTTTCGGATTGAAACTTGACTACGGCTTCTGCTAGGATAGGGTGATAGACACCGCAAGCGCCTTCCCATGGTTCAGCGCGCTCTTCAATCTTCAGTCCCAAAAGCTCTAAGCCATCAACATAGGTTTGAATCCAGTCTTTACGAGAAGCAATGTCGCCTTCAAAGTCGGCAACCAAATCGCCGGCCAGCATGGTCAATACAGATTCGGATAACTCTTCAGCAAGGTTGGCACTAAAGTCATCTTCCTCAACATCAATATCTATTTCCATATCCATTGGTGTTATGAGTTCAATTTCAATGTCTGGCTCTTC